TTGCGCAGCGCCATCTGTTGCGCCATCTGCTGTTGCACCGCTTGGTTTTGGAACCCTGCAGCACCGGCCAGTTGGTTGTACCGTTGCTGTTGTGCGGCGTTGGCTGCGGCTTGCTGCGTCAGCGCAGCCTGCTGGTTCTGCAGGATTGAAGCGTTGTACAGCCCTTGGATGTCCATGCCCTGACCAAACCGCTGCTGTTGTGCAGAGTTTGCGGCGGCCTGTTGCGCAAGCAATTGCTGATATGCCTGCATCCCCGCTTGGTTGCCAAATTCGGCTTGTGCGCCAGCCTGTTGGAACCCTTGTTGCTGGCGGGCAAGGTTGGCCTGATACGCCGCCAAAGCCTGCGCTTGATTTTGCGCAAGGGCTTGGTTCTGCATCTGCTGCGCCGTGACCTGTTGACCAAACTGCTGGTTTTGCGCAGCCATCTGCGCTTGGAACCGTTGTTGTGCAGCGGCTTGGTTCTGTGCCAACGCCTGATTTGCAAATTCGCCTGCGCCCATGCTCTGCGCAAACTGTTGCTGTTGGGCTTGGTTTGCCGCTTGCTGTTGTTGCAAGGCGGTTTGCTGGTTCTGCGCCAGTGCTTGATTAGCCGCTTGGGCTACTTGCTGCTGCTGACCAAATCCTTGCGCCTGTAGTGCGGCGTTGACCTGTGCCTGTTGTGCGGCAGCGCTTTGGTTCTGCGCAATCGCTTGGTTGGCAAGTTCCTGCGCCGTTACCTGTTGTCCAAAAGCCTGCTGGTTTGCCTGATTCTGCATCTGCGCAGCGGCCTGCGCCTGTGCAAAGTTTTGCGCAATGGCCTGATTCTGCGCTTGAGAGGCTTGCTGACCCATTCCAAACTGTGCAAGCAAAGCGTTACGGTCAAACTCACCGCCTGTAACTGCTTGACCAAACTGCTGCGCTTGAGCAGCGTTAGCGGCCTGCTGTGCAGCCAATCCCTGCTGGAAGTTCTGACCCACGGCCTGATTAACGGCCTGTTGCGCTGCCTGACCTTGTGCAAAGTTTTGGGAAATAGCGCGGTTGATCGCATCCTGCGCGGCTTGTCCCGTCTGGAAGGACGCCATCTGTGCTTCACGGCCAAACTGTTGCTGCGCCATCTGCTGCCCAAAGCCCTGCTGTTGGGCGGCGTTTTGGGCTTGTTGGGCGGCTAGCGCACGCTCAAAGTTCTGTTGTTGCGCTTGGTTTGTCGCCTGCTGCGCTTGTTGGCCCATGCCGAACGATGCGATCTGCGCCTCACGGCCAAACTCACCGGCCTGCATCCGCTGCTGGAACGCTTGCTGCTGCGCCATGTTTTGCGCTGATTGCGCGGCAAGGCTCTGTTGGAAGTTTTGCGCAAGGGCTTCGTTGTAGAGGCCAAGGCCCTGCGCACCCATGCCAAATTGAGATTGGGCGGCTTGGTTGGCAAAATCGGCCAGCGTTTGCTGCTCGGCAAGCCCCTGCTGGCGCATCTGCGCGTCAAGGCTGATGCCCTGCAATGCTGCTTGTGTGCGCAGGTCGTTTTCGCGCTGTCCCTGCAACTCCATTTCAGCGTTGTAGGCTTCACCGCCCGGGCGTAAACCTTGGTTGACAAGGCGCTGCTCCAACTGCGCACGCTCACGCTGCAATTGCGGCTCAATGCGCGACATGATGGCGTTTTGCGCCGTCATCCCAGCGTTGACCGGCATCGCGGCCAGTCCTTGCGTGGCTAACTGCCGCTGCAGTTCTGGCGTTGCCAGTTCTCCGCGTGCGTAGCCAAATCGGCCTTCTTGCACGTTGCGGGCAACGTCGCCCACGCCTGAAAGGTTGATGTTTTCCTGCAACGTTGGCGCGGCAGGGCCGCCAATGGCGCGGCCAAACTGATCGTAAGACGGCGCTGCGCCAAGTTCACCGACGCGGCTGGCGTCAAACCCGCCAAACTGCATTGCGCCCGGGCCACCTGCTGCAAAGCCGTACAAGCCTGCGGCAGGGCCACCGCCCGCCATACCGAACTGACCGGCACCGGGAGCGCCCGTAACGCCACCAACGCCGCCGAGGTTCAGTTGGCCGAGGTTTGCGGCCTGCGGGCCACCCGCTGCCATGCCAAACATCCCAGCCTGCGGGCCGCCAGTTGCTCCAAAGGGCGTCACATTGGCCCGTGCGCCGCCAAACTGGCCGAAATCAACCTGCCCCGGCAAACCCGCGCCAGCGGCCATACCGCCGGTTCCGGCCTGACCCATGCCGGTGATATTCGGTGCGCCTGAAACTTGCCCAAAACCGCCTAGATTGCCGTATGCGCTGCCTTGGCCGACGCCGTAATAATCGGGCGTGCCAAAAGCCTGTACGTTTGACCCTGCAGCACCCGTAGTGCCAAATTCGCCCTGCAGGGCGGGGCCAGCAAACGACCGCGTAGGCGCATAGCCAGCGGCCGATGGAGCGCCCTCAATTGCGCCACCCGCTCCGGCCGCAACGCCGCCCGCTTGCCCGTAGGCGGCAAGGTTAGGAGCGGCGGTAGTGGTGCCGTAATCGCCATATCCCGTAAGGATCGGCGACAGCGAGGCTATAAAGTCTTGGTTGAGATATTGGGAAAGGTCACCAATTTCGCGCTGGCCGAGCGATGCCATCGCTTTTTCGGCTTGCTGCTGAATGTCAAAAATGTTTTTGGATTCGCCAACCAATTCCTGACGGACGGTTGGTTGTTCAATATAGGAGGTAAACGCTGCGCGGTCGGGTTCTGCAAGCCCCTCCACGCCTCTTGTTGATTGCGACCGAAATTCATCCATCGCCTTGTCGTAGGCGCTTTGGTTAAATTGCGGCGTTTTTTCCCACGATACCGTCTGACTCGCCGTTGGCGTGTAAACGTTGGGATTGGACATATAAGCCGACTGGCGTGCGGCCTCTATGTTTTCTTGCCCTTGCTGACGCGCTATTGCGGCGTAATCAGGCGTTGGCGGTGGCGCTGGTGATCTTTTGCCCATACCGAGGCTCCAAATATCGACACTTGTCAGGTGTCTGTGTCATCAAAACAATGTCCCCAGAGTCATGCGCGGCACCTTTAATCCGCGCTTCCTCCGAAAACCCCATCTTGCTGACCAATGCTAGCGCCCGGGTATGGTTGCTGTTGATTGGCCCTATAATCTTATCAACTTTTGCGACGTTGTAGGGATAGTCGTACACCGCCGCTAAATACGCGGGGGTAACGTGCTGCCAAACGATGTGGCACATCACGCTAACCCCGTTCCAATTCTCGTAAACCGTCCCAGCGACCAATTCGCCGTCACGCTCTAACCCAATGGCAACCGACCGCTGCGGGTCAAACCCGCCCTGCGTCTGCTCGGTTACCCATAGGCCCACCCGGGGGCCGTTAACTATATTCCAGCCCATCCGATCTGATACACCACGTCAGTTGAGGCCCACTGAATCTGCAGATTTTTGCTGCTGCTAGTGAACGAAATGGCTCCCGAATAACCTAAACCCGTCACGCCAGATTGGTTGTTCGTGATGACGACATCCGAACCCCAAAGCGCAACGTCCCATAACCCAATACCCCATAGCCCTGCAGTGGTGGGCGAGAACGACAGCGCACCCGTCTGGTCAACCGTCTGAAAGTCTGTGTTAATGCCAATGACAATCTGTGGCTGGCCGTTGCTAAAGATGCTGGGTCGTGCGCGGGTAAAATACTTAATGACGCCTCGCGTTTCAAAGTAGTTGAACGCCTGCAGAGCCTTGGTTGGAATCGGCTCTCCGTCGTCCATGTAGCCGCTGTCACCCGTTGTCCACGCCCTTGCAACGTAGGTATTGCCGCCAAAATACGGTTCGCTGCCTACTAGCGCCCACGAACTTGCGTTCCAACCCGTAAAGTTGCACCACGCCTTTGTGATGTTGTTCATCACAAACTGTTGCTGCCCAGTGCTGACCGGAACATTGACGATTAGGGCGTTGTTTAACGGGTTGTAAAGCAACGCCCAGCCAAATGTGTCCTTGTAGGTGCGTGCCGCTGCAGCAAACGCGCCCTGTATCTTGTCCGACAGCGCAATGTTGGGGTCAAGGCGCGAGGATTGCAGCGCAGAAGCAAACGGGATAAGCCCGTCGAGCGTCAGAATAAGCAAATCGCCGCCGTATTTGGTTACGCACCTGCGGCTAATTGGCTGGCCGATGATCCACACGCCGATCAACGACCATGTAGACGCGCTGGTGGGATCGGTGCCGCGATATACGGCCACCTCGCCCTTGTCGCTTATCAGCACAAGGTTGTCGTCTACGCCATAGCCCGCGTCAATCGTCCACGTCGCCATCGCCGTAAGTTTGCCGCCCAAATGCATGACGCTGGACAGGTCAAGGACGTTGGCCGCGCCGCCCACAGACGCCACCGGCAAATACCACGCTTTAAGCGTGTTTTTTTGAATAAACCACACCCTGTTTTTAAACAGCGTGGGGCTTTCTAAATCGGTGGTGGTTACGCCCGTAATGGCGGGCGTAGATGCGGCATCAATCGGCGTCCATGTCGTGCCGTTGTACAGCAGCGGCTTGTCCACGCCGTTTGCCGCGTAAAGATAACTGCCACCGCCCGTGGTGACGTTAGTGTATTCCCATGCGGAGTTAGACAGGCTGGCAACTAGTGCCGATCCTGCCGTACCTGCCGAAGTGACGTCGTAGATGTTACCCGTGGATATGGCGAACAACTTGATGGTGCTGCCAGCGTTGTACGTCATCAACGTATCAACGGTGCCCGGCAATCCTGTCTTATGCTTGGCAAATCCGCCTCGCAAATTGACGTTGCTGACGCTTGGAAACATATTTTCCAAGTACACGGCGTCGGTCGGTGCCATGTTTGCCAGTGCGTCCCGAGCGTTCCAACCGCCCACCGGGGCAGGCAACGACGCAACGTTTGCCGTCGTGCGCTGGACTAGCCGCCTGCGTACCGGACTAGCCATTACTGACTATCCGTGCCGTAACCGCTATCGGGGATGTTGTCGTACCCAATCAGTACGGTTCCCGGTCGCGGGGCAAACGAGAGGTTGGCGGCGGCTACGTCTTGACCGATGGCGGTTTCCAGTTCTGCAAGGTAATCGCGGTACAGCGCCGTAGTGTCAAAGCCCTTGGCCTCAAAATACTTTAGTTTGGTACCCAGAACCATCACGCGGTCGGGATACACGCAGGTATCGGTGTCGGAGGTAAAACTGTTTTTTGGCACGCCGAGGGCGTTGTAGGCCCATGCGTTGCTGCGGTACTCAAACCCAAGCAACTCGCCTGCGTTCATGCCCGGCCAAATCTGGAAATACGGCCCAAGCAATCGCCAGCGGATGCGGGGGCCGGTGCTGATATAGCCCGACAGCAGCCATTCCCATTGCTGTGCGCTTTCGGGGCCAAGCATCTCCCAACGCTTGCTCTTGTCCCAATGCGTGCGGTTTACGGTGCTGTTGTAGTCGGTCGGGAGGTTGTATTTGACCTTTTGAAATATTAACTGCCCATTAACTTGAGCCTCGGTTGGGGCGTAGTTAACCGTTAGCGTTGTCGTGCCGGTGACGGCGGTGACGTAGGTAGCGTTAGGGATACCAACGCCCTGCACCTGATAGGTCGTGTCCAGCCCTGCCGTCGTTGGGATGCCGGTGATCGTATACGACGACGTTGACCATGTGCCAGTTGTCGTGATCGCCTCGGTATA